ATGATAAATAATACTCTCAGAGCAATGCAGATAAAATTGACAGGAACACAATTAATAGGTGCTACTCAATATGCCTATCTTAATTTGGTATTTCCAAAAGTTCATTTCTTTGAATGGGAACCATCAAGAGGATTAGGAGATATTAGCACGCAAACTATTAATTTTGAAGTAATATATGATTTAGCTAATGAAAGATTATGGTCAGCAATGGATTTACAGAATACTAATGCTACGACATATCCTACAAGTTCAACAAGCTCTTCAACGTCTAGTTCTACTAGTTCTTCAACAAGTTCAAGTATTTCTAGTTCTACATCGTCTTCTACCTCGTAAGTAGAATCGCAAAGGTCGAAAAAATAATTAGTTTAGTTAATAATATATAAGTATGACTATATATAGAGACCCACGAACACTAAAGACAGTTTCAATTCCTAAATTAGAAGGAAGTGAGATTAAAATTTGGAATACTCTACTTTGGGGTGATTTAGAAAAACTCTATGATTCAGAAGGTTCTGATATTGCCAAAGGAAGATTAGCACTTGCTTACTTGATTAAGGATTGGAATTTGACAAATGAAAAAAATGAGAAATTACCGATAGATGCAGAAATCATTAAAACTTTTACAGTTGAGATGATTACTTTTCTTTTATCCCAAACAGATTTTAGTACTCAGGAAATTTCAGGTGTTAAAAAAAAAATAAAAGAATAGAAGAAATATGGCAAACAAAATACTTGCTTTGCCGTGAATTCGGATGGACAGAAAGAGAAGTTGACCAGACTAGCTTAGCATTCATTAATTTTTGCTTGAAAGAATTAGTAGAAGAAACTAAGAAATCAGGTAAAAAAACAAAAGATGTTTATAGACAATCAATTAAAGGTAATAATATCGGCGGTAGATAAAACCAAAGGTGTTTTTGCTAGCATACAATCTAAAACAGACAAGCTTGGGAAAAATATGACGCAACTTGGAAAGTCAATGACAATGAGAGTAACTGCTCCAATAATGGCGCTAGGCGCTCTTAGTGTTAAATCTGCTGCAGATTTTGACCAAGCAATGACTAAGTCGTTAGCAATAATGAATGCCACTGTTAAGCAAGAAGAAGAAATGGCAAAAGTAGCAAGAGAAGTTGCTAAATCAACAGCTTTTTCTCATACAGAAGCCGCTGATTCTTATTTCTATCTTGCTTCAGCTGGTTTAGGTGCTAACGAAGCAATAGCCGCTATGCCTAAAGTTGCTGAATTTGCGCAAGCAGGTGCTTTTGACCTTGCTCGAGCAACTGACTTATTAACAGATGCACAATCTGCTCTTGGATTGGTTATAAGAGATGACGCTGTTAAGAATATGGAAAATATGGTGAAAGTATCAGATGTTCTTGTAAAAGCCAATACCTTAGCAAATGCATCAGTTGAACAATTTTCAACAGCATTAACGACAGAAGCTGGTGCCGCTATGAAAAGTTTTGGGATGGATATAGAAGAAGGAGTAGCTGTTCTTGCTGCTTTTGCTGACCAAGGAGTTAAAGGTCAAGTTGCTGGTTCTGGATTCAGTCGTATTCTTAGGTTAATGACTAAAGCGGCAAACGACAATAAGAAAGAGATGAGTGATTTAGGAATAACAGTATATGATGCCGAAGGAAACCTTAGAAATATGGCAGATATTGTTTCTGATTTAGAGAATGCACTTGGTGATATGTCAGATGAACAGAGAACAGTCTCATTAGAATCAATCGGGTTTACTGCAAGAGTTCAAGGTATTATTCTTCCATTACTTGGAACTTCAGAAGCAATTAGAGGATATGAAAAGAATTTGAGAGATGCCGGGGCAACAACTGCAGATGTTTCTAAAAAACAATTAGAAAGTTTTACTAACCAGATGAAGATGGTAAAAAATCAACTTGTTGATGTTGGGATTACTATTGGAAATATATTGATACCTTCTGTAAAGTCGTTTGCTGAATGGCTCAAGAATTTAATTACTAAATTTCAAGGATTATCTCCAGCAACACAAAAGATAATACTAGTTCTTGCAGGAGTGCTTGCTTTACTTGGTCCATTATTAATTATTATTGGACAGTTAACATTAGCATTACCCTTTCTTGGAGCCGCTTTTAAGTTAGCAATAAGTCCTGTTGGAGCTTGGGGTCTTGCAATAATGGCTTTGATAGCAATAGGAGTATTGCTTTGGAAGAATTGGGATAAGATAAAAGATTTTCTAGGTAAAATTTGGGACGGAATAAAAAATATCTTTTCTATCGCGTTAAACTTTATTAAAAATTTATTTCTTAATTGGACTGTTCCGGGATTGATTATAAGTAATTGGCAAGGTATTAAAGATTTCTTTATTAACATTTGGAATACAATAAAAGATATCTTTGGGAAAGCACTAACCTTTATTAAGGATATAATTATTGGTATCTGGAATGAAATAAAAGATATTTTTGATTTTTCTCTTAGTTTTATTAAGGGATTAATTATCACATTTTTAGATTGGGCTTATCCTGCTTGGAGTGAACATATAGTATTGATAAGAGATGCATTTATTGAAGGTTTGAATATAATAAAAGATACAACAATTGCTATTTGGACAGCAATTAAAGATTTTCTTTCACAAGTTTGGAGTGTAATTTATGAAACAATTGTTGGGGTATGGGGTAAGATTAAAGATTTTTTTGTAGGTGTTTGGAATGTAATTTATGAAACGATTGTTGGGGTATGGGATAAAATTACTGGAATTTTTACAACAGCTTCAGATGCTTTATCTGGTCCGTGGAATAATTTTTGGGATGGAGTTAAGAATACAATATTTGATACATGGAATGCAATTGAAGAAAAAATATTAGGTGTTTGGGAAAAAGTAAAAATACCTTTTCAAAAGATTGGTGAAGCAGGAGGATGGGTATCAGAAAAAGCTAGTGCTGTTGGAGAAACAGTAGGAGGCTGGTTAGGAGGAATTGGAGATTGGGCAAAAGGAGTAGCAGAAAAAGGAGGATTTGAATCAAGGCAAAGTGGTGGTTATATTCCAGAAACAAAACCATATCTTTTACATAGAGGAGAAACTGTTATTCCAGCTGGGAGAGCATTGATTCCTATAAATATTACAATCACCGGAAATACTTTTCTCGGAGGAGAAGAAATAGCAGATACAATAGCTGACTTAATGGTTAAAAACTTAAAAACACAAATGAAAATATAATAAAATATAATAATATGTTTAATTTAAATAAAAAGATTATTTCGTTACGTGGAGAAGAAATACCAAAATCGCTTCCTACCCAAAAAGAAATAAATGGGTTACCCAAAGATGAAAATGGACAACCAGATACAAGCAAACTAGAAAAAGAAACAATGGGAAATATAGTTTTGAATTGTTTAGCTAGTTATGTTATCAAAGAAAAAAAGGAAGGATTTTATCTAAATTTAATAGCTCAATTAATTTTAAACGAGAAGGAAGTAGACTTTAAAGAGAAAATCAAAAGATTCTTAATTGAAGTTTTAGATGACCAAACAATGAGAAGAGAAATAGTTAAAGACGAAAAAGGAGAAGAAAAAGAAGTAAATAAAGGTCTATACGCTGCTTGGGCGATTGCTCAAGTGAAGAATGCGTTAGGAGTAACAATCGAAGAATAATATGTCTATCATTATCAAAATTGTCGACGTAGATAAAACTAAATTTATTGATAGAAATTCCTTAAGGATAAGGAATATTGCTACAAGAGAGGGTAGTACTTGTAATCTTTCTACTGTGAGTCTTCCTGATAGTGTTTTTGTTCCTGAAATAGGACAAGTTATAGAGATTTATGATAATGATGAAAAAGTTTTTGCTGGAATTATTGAAAGAGTAACTAAAAGGATAAAAGCTATAACGTATTTTTACTATGATGTCGTTTGCGTAGATTATACATTACTTGCTAATAGACGTTTAGTTAACGAGAGTTATAGCTCCGAGTCGGTTGATGATGTTATTGCCGATATTAATACAAAATATCTTACTAGTTTTACTGTCAACAATGTTAATTGTCCTTTGATACTTGATTCTATCTTATTCGATTACTTGCCTGTCGTTGATTGTCTTAAAAAATTAGCAGACCAAGTTAATTATGATTGGTATATTGATTGGGATAAAGATATTCATTTTTTTAATAGAGGAAATGAAGTAGCAGATTGGGGATTGACTGATGACGCAGGAGTATATAGATTTAAAAGTTTGGCGATTGAAGAAGATTATAATGATATTAAAAATTATATTTTTTTAAGAGGAAAACCAACGGGAGAAACTGATGTTTATACAACTATTGTAAAAGATGATACATCAATAGCTGAATGGGGAAGACAAGAATACAAACTTTTTAACCTTGATGTGGTAACTAAAGGAGAAGCATTACAGATTGGAAATTCTTATTTAGAAGCATATAAAGACCCATCTCAAGAAGGAAACTTTGTTACAAGTAAATCTGGGTTAAGAGCAGGACAAAAAATAAACATTCAATCTACAGCAAGAAGTATAGACGAAGATTATATTATTGATGAAATAATTGCTACTCCTCGTGGAACGGATACTTTTTGGTATGTAGTTAAATTTAAAAAACAAAGAAAAGTAGACTTACTTCATATTTTAAATAGACAAGGAGTTACATCAACTGAATTAGTGAATGCTCTTACAACCCATATTACAGGTAGTCCCTTAGACCATCCTGATTATTCAATTACTTCTGTAAAAGCAAATGTTGCTTTAAGGGGTTGGTCTCACGATTTAGTTTTTAGTGCTACTGATTATAATACAGTTGCTTGGACACTTTCAACGATTACTCTTTCTGATGGAACTGCTTATTCAATAGACGCAGGAAATACAGATGATGCTTTAACAGCCGCAAGTTTAACAAGTCCGATGAATGCTTTAGTATTTATATACTTAGATGTTCTAGTTTCTTTAACTGTTTTACAAGTAACATATACAGCAGATGAAGCAGTTGGAGATGGAAAAATTTTAATAGCTGTTGCTCAAGATAATTCCGATATAACATCAAAAGCTCAATTTCAAGTATTCGGAGGAAAAGGAGGGATATCATTAATGATAGATAATATAGTCGCAAATAATGCTTATGCAAATGAGCTTATTACAAATACTGCTCAAATAAAAGATGCGATAATTACTAGTGCTAAAATAAATGATTTAACAGCTGATAAAATAACAGCAGGAACAATAGATGCAACGATTGTTACTATCTCAAATTTGACAGTTGGAACTAACGTAGGATTAGGAACAGCAGAAGATAGTGCTGGAGTAACTACAATTATAGGAGATACAGTTATTACTGGATATGTTAATGCTCTTGCGATTACTGTCTTGGGAGATGTTACTGCGGGAACATTAACAGGAG